AAATCTTTCGCACCTCCCTTGCTCAACTTCTCAAATACTTGCAGCTTCTGCTCGTGTATATCAATGTTTACTGCTGATGGGTTCTCGTCTTCGCGCACTATCCAAGTCGCTGCGATGTTAAGCAAGATGTCGCGATGTATCACTGTGTCTTGCCTTTCGCGGATGATGTGAATGTAAGCAGCAACCAATGCAGCGTTCTTAGCGTTGCTCAGTCCTGCGCCGAGTGCCTTCTCCATTCCTTCAAGTATCAGCTCCATCTCAGTGCCTGACAAGCCGCAGCTTAATCGCTCAAGCAAGCCCATCGACATTGAGAATCTTTCCAGTGGCAAGTTCAGCTCCTTTGGGAATCGGTAATATGTATGCCCTTCGTGCTCGAATACTTTTACTAAGTTGTACTCCGACTTCTGCTTACTGCGGAAGATAGATGAGGCTCGCTCTTTTAATCGCTTGATGTACTTCATTGATTCGTTCTTTAATGTATACTGTGTTGCCGTTGTCCATAATCAGGACCGTATCGATTCTATCCCAAAACACATAACGTATATGCTCCACGTTGATAAGTATCTCGGTGTAGCCTAACTGCTCTGCGTTCTCCTCGCTACCTTCAATGAGCTGCACCAACTTTGAATGTAACAAGACGAATGCTGCCATCGCTACCAATAACCGAATGGACACTGCGCATCTTCTACTCGCGTCTTTGCAGGCAGAAAGCATCCGCACTCGTTGCAGCTATTTAGCTTCTTGTTCTTGTGTTGGCATAAGTTGCATATCGCAGTGCGAGGCTTGCTCATTTGAGTCTTTGCCTTGTTACTGGTCGCATAGTACCACCAACCTTCTATGATTGCAAATATCCTGCTCATCCTATCAATGCAGCTGAGAATGATATACACTTGTAGATATCGCCATCGATTGTGATGTCTTCCTGCGTTTGTTGAGTTGCGGTTAGTGTTACCCATATCGTGTAGCCTTGCATCGGGTCAAGGGTTAGCCCTTCAATTGTTATGTTGCCCCCCTCATCGCTCTCCGCCTCAATCATCATTATATTGCCAGTGGCATTGTGCTGCACCCATACAAAGTATTCGGTGTCAGGCTCAACAGCTCCGAAGGTAAAAGTACCCAAGCAAGCATCGATGTAGTTGCCTGCATTGTAACAAGGTGTGCATACGCTCATAAGTATCGTTTTAAAATTGCGTTCACAAAGTAACGAAAACAATCTAAGAAATCGGCACGCTCCGATAAAATTCTTCTATTGCTCTTGATGATGCTACCGTTGCTATCGCACTGCACCTGCTTTGCATCGAACACGAAGCCCTTGCACTTTACCGAGTTAGCCCTGATGTCGAGCTTCCTGAGCGCAGCATTGCAATCGATGCGGCTATTGTAGTGGGTCGGGTTGGCAGGAATAATTATCTGCGAATCGCTGAGGTGCAACCTGCGCTTAATCTGCGTGTATGCGCTCGAGTTGTCGCGCTGCTGCACTGTGCCGCCCTTACCCATCGCATCGCCAGTTATGCGCAGCAAGCCCATTGGTATTCCCATACGCTCAATGTAGTCGCAGAAAGCATCAACGCTGCCCTTGTCAATCTTTATCTCATCGACCACCACGCAGCCTCTCGGCAGTTGCTGAATCACCAAAGCTCACAATGGGTTAATGTTGAAATCGACACTAATGAATATCGGTATGTTGCGATTGATAACCACGCTATCATCGATGTGCTTCTCATCTTGCCACTCGTATAAGAACGGGTTGGCAACATCGTCTAAGATATCCCAATCGCCTTCAACAAAACGCTGATACTGCACTGGAGGTAACTCGCGCAAGCTCTCAAGGTATTCGGCAGGGATGTGAGGGTTGTCTGTTATCTTACTCGGTATGTAGCTCCACCGCTCAGGAAGGCTGCCATCCCGGTATCTATCGTATATCACCGACTTCACCCAGTTGTTCGCAGGGTTGCACGTTGCCAAGCAAACAATCGGAGGTTTGCCGTGCGCCTTGTTCCAACTGCCGATACGCTCCTGCACCTTATAGAAGGTCGGCTCTTGCAGCTCGTTAACCTCATCAAGCCCTGCGCCGTTTACCTCAAGACCGCGAAAGCGGTTAAGGTCCTTGTCCTCATCGAATGATTCCGCCATAAAGATAAGCTCGCTGCCGTTGTTGAATGTCACCACGTTAGTGTCTCGATTCCAACTTCTAATATGCGCGTTTAGCCCATCGGAAAGCAAGCCAGTGAATGAAGGAAAGGTCGTGCGCTTTAAGTCAGGTAAACTCTTGCGGATGATTACCCACCGACTGCCGCCGTAAGTCAGCGCAAGGTGTGTGATAGTTAATAAGAGCCAGTAGGTTTTTCCACCTCGTTAATCTTTCCCCCTTACATTTCTGCAAGGGGAGACCATCGTATAGCACCCCCGAAAACAATTACTCGCTTGTTTCCGTTGGTTGCCATATCGAAGGCATTTGTTTGTGTTTTAGTTAGAGTAAATTGCATAGTCTCTATTTAATCTTTTAATCGATGTAATAGAACAATTAAACATTTCTGCAATTATTTTATTTTTTACTTTCAGCGCCTTAAGCCTAACAATTTCTTCAATGCCTTCTTTAGTTTGTTTACATCTTGCGCTTTCGTGAAGTCGCTTAGCTTTCATAAGACCATTATCAAATGCGTGTTTAATGTTCTCAGAATTATTTACCCATTCTAAATTACTTACTTCATTGTTAGTCTTAACGCAATCAATGTGATTAACTTGAGGCTTATCATTAATGTTATCAATGAATGCTTTTGCAACTATCCTATGCACCTTTAGCGTAGTAAGTTTACCATCGACCATAATTGCAACACGCTTATAGCCTTTCTTATCAATCGCTGGCTTAAGCATCTTTCCTTTTAGTTTTAATGGTTGCTTAGCAGTTTGAACAACTCTATCAATGCTGCGCACGTTTCCAAATGAGGACACTTCGTATCCTACTGCAAACTGTTTCCAAATTTCATTTTCCATCTGTCTCAATTGTTCTAATTATTACTAAAGGGTCGCTACTGATAATGTTGGTCTCCTGCGTCTGCTTAGGCTTTCCGTAGCCTCTATCGAGCAGCATCTCTGCCGCCTTGATGTCTCCCTTCAATGCCTTTGCTTCAATCGCCTTAAGGATGCGCTCCGCAGTTGTTAGCCCATTCTTCTCATCGCCAAGTATGTCTGCCATTAGCTTGCTTAGCTCAGGCAACTTCTTAGGTCTTCCGTTTGGGTTACCAGTCTCACCCTTCTTCCAGCGTGGCTCTATTTTACCTTTACCTCCTGCCATACGTTGTTTTTTCGTTGTATTATTCGTAGCTTACCAGCTCTCCTCTGCCTTTAGTATTTTGGTTAATTTTATCAATCTGCTCAGGGTTGTTGTCGTAATGCACATCAATGCCCAATCGCCTTATTGTTTTCCATTTATCCTCGCCGCCAGTGAAGTAAACTCTCAATCGAGGTATGCCAAGCTCCGCTGCAATCTCATAAACTCTCTTTGACATTCTTTCCTCATTCCTTGCAGTTACAATATACACTCTATCGCCCTCAGTTATCTTCCTGCGAGCAAGTGCCATACCCTGCTTGGTTGTTAGTACTCCATCAACATCAAATGAAATCTTCATTTCTTTTTATATTTAGCAGCCTCAGCGTTCGCTATTGCAATCGCCTGCAATGGAGTATAACCTTCGTTTATTAGCTTACGAATGTTCATTGCGATTATTGCTTGAGTGTCTCCTTGAAATAGTGGCATAGTAAACTTATTTCTTATTATACAAAGATATGTTTTTTGCAATATCAATCTGCTCTTGTGTGAGCTTCAATCTTACAACCTTGTTGTACATTATAACATCAGCGGTAAGGTAGCCATTATCATCGTGCCTGAGCGATCCAATCAAGTATTCGTTTGGGACTTCGACTTGTATGTCTTGCGATGCTTCCATTATTCGCTGCATCCTTTCTAATCCGAATCTTACAAGGCTATCCTGCGCAGTACCAGTTGGAGTGAGGTAACCTACGAAGTGCTCATCTTCAATAACGAAGTAGCCGCTGCGCCATCTATTTTTTTGCATTGACACGATATTGAAGTAAGTATTGTTTAATCATCTCGCGCACTTCCTCTTTGCGACTTGCAGGAATCCTCACTGTAAGGTTGCAGGTTGCCTCTCCGTATGCAAATGGTGGTCCTGCACCTTCGCGCACTCCGCCTCTACGTTCTATCTTTGTTGCTTCCATTATTTGCAAAGGTATGAAAAAAAACTTTTGATTACGCAATGATAGATAAAAATTCTGACTCACTTCTTACGATGTGATACTCGTGCCCAAGTGAAAGGCAAAGTGCTTGGAACTTAATCTGCTCAGGAGATTGTTTACCGCTTTCTGTCTTCCATTCAATCCAACAAGTCTTGCCGTTGGCTTTCAAAAAGCACATATCGGCTACGCCTGCTACAACCCCCATCGCTTTATTCATTGCGCCTTTTATGCCGTTTGCGCTGTTGTTATTTATAGCAAACACTCGTCCGCGTATGTCGGGACGCGAGTTCCATAAGTTTTGAAACGCTTTAGATTGCAACCTTGATTCGCTCATAACTGGACAACTTGGACTACTTGGACACCCGACAATTGCACTCCCCTTATTACTAATGTGTGTGTGTGTGTGTGTGTGTGTGTGTGCATATATATATTTACTAAGGTTTATTAATAATTAAGTTGTCAGTTGTCCAAAGTCGCTGCGCTATTACTGCTGCAACGGTTTTGAGTGGACAGCTTTAAAATTAGTAAGCTGTCCAAAGGTGTCCGTTAACCTGCGAGTTTGGAGACAAAGTACATTGTAATCTTAGAATTGCCTCTTAACTTGCGCTCTTTGATATATCCGAGCGCGGTTAGGATTGAACCAATACGCTGAGTATTGAGGTAGTTAAATTTAGTTTCAATCATCAAGTATTGTTGAATATCGGTAAGCGACATCCACTCTCCGAAGGCTCTATCTCCAATTTCCATTTTCTTATGTATTAAGTCCTCCTCAGGTGTTGAGTGCTTAAATGCCTCTGTGGATTGATTTAAGAGCTCTATTTCCTCTTTAAGGATAGTATACTCGACTCCTGCGCAGAACATCGCGTATATCTCACGCCATAGCGCAGCCTTGTCGCATTGGTTATAAAGCTCGTGATTGATTTCTAAGATGTGGATAGGAATCTGCCTGCGGTTGCCAGTAGGGTCTGATAGTATCTGCGTTTCGTTTGATGTGCCGCAGAATACTGCAAGCCTTCTAAGGTCATTTGAGACTCTGCCGTATGGCTCGCGCACGTTAATAAACTCTTTGGATGTTAGTTCCTTGAGCCGCTTCTCCTCTTTTTTAGATTTGCCGCCGTACTCATCATCGAGTATAAGTAGCTTTTTGGTCATCAGTATCTCATCATCTTTGCCTGCATCCATCTTGCTTTCAGCAAATAGGAAGCGCAGCTCTTTAGGTAGGAGATATCTGAACCAATGCGTCTTGCCAGTGCCTTGCTTCTCGCCTGAGAAGATTAGAACTAATGGCGAGTGAATGCCATAAGCGGAAGCAACAACTGAAATCAGCCACTTAGTGATGAACTTATCAGCGTTGGGGGTGTCTGAATTTATGCTGTTAAGAAGTAGTGCCACGTTAGGGCACTCATCGCCAACGTGCAAGTCCTGCTCAAAGAACTCGTGCAGTGGGTTGTAGGTGTCGATACGGTTGGAGAATAGTATTGCGGTTATTAGGTCTTTTGTTGACTCTTTGAATAATGCTTTAGAGTCAAGGAAGATGGAGTTAATGTCGCTATCATCAATCGGCTTGTTATTAAGTTCCACGTTGCGAGTAATAGTGTTCTTGCGCAGTGGGAAGGTCTTAACGAATACTGTTATGTCAGCACTAACATTCTCTGACTTATACTTAATGTCTTTGCTTACTATTTGCTGCACTATCTCAGCACTTTGCTCTTGGGTAATGCCTCCAAACTTTTCGAGATTTTTAACTATTTCCTCTGAGCCAACTCCTGCGGCACGCTGAGAAGTTGCTGCTCGCATTATCTCTTTTGTTTGGTTGGAGTAGGCATCGATGCCATTCTGCTTTGCGTGGTAGTATATAGTTGCAATAGTTGACTTCTTGCCTTTACCATCGGAGTGATTCTTTAGGCAAGCGGTGTACTGTCTATCGCAATCATCAGAGTTGTACTTGGAGGAGTGCGAGGATAGCGTATGAAAGTGGTCGCGTCCTTGCTCTCCAAACTCGGAGACAAGCGCATAGCAAATCGAAATCCAATCGGAGTAATCTTCGCATAGGTTAACCTGCTTGCGGTCCATCTGCGCAATCATTGAGTCAAAGTCGTTTTTGACAACTACTACCTTCTGCGCTTTGATTTCCTTTTGCTTTGCGAGGTACTTCTTAAATACTGGAGATTTAGTGTTAACGAAGATAAAAGGATCGTAAGAGACGAAACGAGCACGAGCAACATTCTTGCAGGACTGGTCAACGATTAGCTGATAAGAATTGTAAAGGTAAGATGCGATGCTGTTGAAGGCATCGAGGTGTCGGCTGCCATCAATGCGGTAGATAACACAAAGACCATTGCCGCTAATTGAGATAAAGCAAGCATAGGTATAGGGGTCATTACTCAGGAGCTTTCGCGTTTCCTCGATATTTTCAACGTGGTCAATGTCGATGGCGATGAAGCCTGAGTGATTGCGGAGCGCATCATCTTTGCGAGCTGAGAATGAGCCGCTGATTGTAACCAGTGGAGCGGTCTTCTTCTTTAAGTCGCGTATCTCTTTGTTGGGAGCAGCTCTAATGTCGAGCACTATGTCTTGCCATCTACCAGTGCGGATGCCTTCGAGGAAGGAGTTTATTTCGATGTCAACATCTTGGTCATCCTTGATGCTCTTGTAGTAGGAAATCTGCATTGTATAATTGTTTAAGGGTTTGTTTAAGTTTGTTATCTACTAACTCGCGATGGAAGCGGTTAAAGTTCTTCTTTTTTTCGCGACACCAGAGCCTCGCAATTTCGTGATTCTTTTTCTCAATGTGCAAGTAGTTGTCGGGATTTATTTTTTTAATGTTCTTTTTCGCCATAAAAGCAACGTGCTCAACGGAAACAAAAAGCGAGCGGTATTCTTTATGATTGGAGTTCATTGCGATGAGCTTCTTGATGTCAACGCTTTCGGTCATCAGGATAAAATCTTCAATGCCTGCATCAAGCACAATCTTTTTAGGAAACTCATAGCCGCAGGAGCATAGCATCTTGGATGTGTGAAGTAGTGCTTGGCACTTCGGGCATTCTTTCACTGGCGCAACTCCTGCACCGGGCTTTTTAGGATTGTGGAATATACTCTCCCAATTGCGAGGTGATGCCCAAGAGCCGTGAGTTAAGCAGTTACCTCCTAAGTCGATGATTGTAAATGTGAGCTTTACTGGATGAGGTCTTGCACCTCTGCCGCACATCTGAAGCCAAAGCGGCATTGAAGCAGTTGCTTTGTTGACAATTACTGTCTCAATGTCGGGTTGGTCGAAGCCAGTTGTTGCGATGCCGATGTTGTTAAGAATGGCATCGGGAGTATCAGCAAACCATTGGAGGATTTCCTCGCGGTCTGCTGAGGTGGCATCGAGGTGTTTGGAGTTGAAGCCTGCCGAGATGAAGGCATCATTGACCGCCTGCGAATGTTCTACGTTGCAATTGAAGATAATTGTTTTGCGACCAAGTGAATGCTGCTTGTATGCGTTGATTGTGGAGTCGATGTACTTAGGCTCTTTAAACATTGCGCCCATCTGCGCTTGGTCGAAATCGCCTGCGGTCATCTTTAGCTTTGCCCGTTCTACTATCTTGGCAGCGGAGTAGGTTTGCTCAGGGCATAAGAAGCCTTGCTCGATGAGCTCAGGAATATCTATTCCGCAAACGATGTCGGAGAAGTAGTTTCGAAGTGGGTTAGTCTTTTTCGCTGCCAATGGAGTTGCTGTGAAGCCAATGATGTACTGCTCTTTGAAGTGGTCGATTACCTTTGTGAAGTTTCCGATGTGGCACTCATCAACTATAACCATTCCAATATTGGTGAACTGATTCAATCTCTTGTAAGCAGACTCAACCATTGCAATGTAAACTCTTGCAGGAGGTATTGTGCGCATTCCTGCGACTACTTGCTGCGTGGGTAGTCTAATAGCTTTAGTTGCTTGTGTGAGCAGTTCTTCTCGGTGTACAAGTATAAGTATATCTTGACTTGACTTAGCGCAGAAGCGGTCACATATCGCAGAAAAGCACACTGTCTTGCCTCCACCAGTTGCGAGCTGCGCAACTACCTTGCGATGGTTGCGCAGTTTTTCGCTGATGTTATTGATGAAGCGTTCTTGGTAGGGGCGGAGGGTCATAAGTAAGTTTGTTCGTAGTATTGTTCTCCACTTGAATAATCGTGCATATCAGCTTTAGCCTCGTAATCAAACGCATCAGATATCTGCTGCTTTTCTATTGCTTTGGCTTGTTGGAAAACAACTGTGTTCTTGATGTCAATCTTAGTATGGTGTTGCTCTAATTGCTCAACCAACCACTCAACTGCTGTTTGCTTTTTCATAGGTATTTATTAAGTGAAAGGATTTTTTTGTATTTCTTAGGTGTATAACTTTCAATTTCTTTTATGACATCTTGATAGAATTCTATTTCACTTTTTACATTAATATAAGGAATAGATCCACAATCCAAAAAATCCATAAGAAGCCAAATTGCCATTATTGAATACTCTTTAGATTGTTTAAATGTTAGCCTTTCACAAGTATAGTGGGAATACTTATAATACCGTTGGAAAACCATAATTGCTTGATCTTGTACTGTTGTCATTTGCTATATTTTTTATTGTAAAATTGTTCACCTACGGACTTTCCGATGGCGATTTGCCCCCGAAAGATATCGGTTGCGCACTCGTTGCAGTTGTCTATTATCTGCTGCTTTTCGATTCTCTTGGCTTGTTGGAGCAGGTCGTAGTGCTCAACTGCTTTGCCGTTCTTTTTTAGCTCTTGGATGAGCCATTCTACTGGAGTAAGTGTCATTTTTCTACGGAATAAATGTCGGTTATTGTTTCATTAAACTTGAATTCGATCCTGCCCTTTGCAGACCAACAGTGCTCAACATATCGCACATCTTCGGCGAGGGTGACAAACACAGTCATATTCTCTACGTTGTTGTAAAACATCCGAAGATGCCTCTGATGAATCTCTATGTATCTAAATTTGCGATGCAGGAAGTAGTGCATCACGTTGTTGAATGGGTAGTTCTCAAATCCTTCGCAGGACCAAGAACTCTCGGATGAGTTGTTCTGCGGCATCGATTTCGGCTTGTGTGTGTCGGTAAATAAAAAGCTCATCTTTGAACTTGTTTGGCACTCCTATATAGTAGAAGTTTGTTGCAGGAAAGCCAGTGAGGTAAGAATACCAAACTGCTTGGATATGATTATAATGCTTAACCATATCGGCAGCGAATGCTCGTAGGTTAGTGCAGGAAGTTGTCTTGATGTCTGCGTTAATTTGGAACTCAGGGCAGTGCATATCTAAGATGCCTTTTGCTGCGATAAGCTCGCCATCAATCTCGATGTCTTTAATTAAGGTTATCTCTTTTGCAGACCTCTCGAATATTACGCTCAGCATTGGATGCTTAGCGATGTGGTTGTAAATCTTGCGAGCTTGCGGCGGCATCTCACTTGGCAAAGTCTCAAGAAGGTTTCTGTGAAACTCTGCGCCTCTCTCAAGAGCACCGACAGCATATTGAATGCTGCCAGTGTAATGTCTCTTAATCGATGATGCGTTGATTGCATCAATGTTGTTGTACTCCTCTCGGCTCATAATGTTTCAAAGTATTGCTCTCCGCCTGAATCGCCTCCAGTATCAGTTGGCTTAGGTAGTCTGTCCGCCATTGCTTGTTGCCCATCGTGGTAGCCATTTGAGTAGGCTTGCACTACTGCATCTTTAAGTTTGTCCTTAAGCGGCTTTGTTTTGTTTTCGGCAGGCATTATCTTGTTGAGGTACTCAGTGAACTGATTGAACTCATCAACTATGTTGGATAGGTAGGTCATCGGATTACTTGGGTTTTTACTTCTACAATTTTAATTCCTTTGATGTTCTCAGTGCCAGTTAGCTCCATTGCTTTTGGGAGCTTTCTCAGTAGTTCGGAAACATCGAACAACTCAGCTTGCATAATTGTCATCAGTAGCGTTGACCAATCAACTGGACCAATCATCTCCGCCTTCTTGCTGATGCGGATGTTATTTGTGTGGTCGTTGTCTAATGTTGTTGCGGTCATTGCATCAGTAAAGTGCGCCATAATATCGGCAACAGTACCTGCGCCACTATTCGCCAGTGCTGCCTTAGCTTCGGCGGCAATCTTTGCATCTGCCTCAGCCTTGATGCGCTCAAGCTCGTTTGAGTATTGCAC